GTAATCTTAAATCTATTAGACCATTCTTCAATGGTTCCGAAGATTATCGTTGGTTTAAGTTCACAAATTTAAATATAAATGTAGATACCATTGATGTTTCCGATGGTATTCGTTTCTATGATTTAGGTAATAACTTTATTGATGCAGAATGGAATGGTAATCCTAATTTCGTTCAACATAATACAAACTTAACCTGTAAGAATGTAAAGACATCTTGGGGAGCCAAATCATATACTGGTGCTACAAATGCTATTATAGATGTTAATACAAATCAGAAGAACTGGTCTAATTGCCATATTGACATTCAGTATACACCTTGTTATGGATATAACTTTGACCATTGTACATTTGAAGATAATGGAAACATAGGTAGTGATAACACAAATGGTATAAACAATACTTTCAATAATTGTAAGTTAAATGAAAGAATGTTTATTCTTAATGGTGATTATACAGTATCTCTTGTTAATCTATGTACAAATTGCCAAATTGACCCAGATGATTTCCGAAACTCAATGTGGTTATATAAGCAGATTAGATGTACAAGTGATGGTAACCATTTCTTTGATTATAGAGATTTCCCAAATGTTGGTAAACCTTACGAGAATTATGTTGGAAACAAGCTATTGGGTGATACAATCTATGTAAGTAATTTAAAGAACTTAGTTGCTAATAAGGTAAATATAGTTAAGTTAGTAAATCAAACAACAATTATGTTTGATAACTGTATTGGTTGGTATGATATTCCAGCTAATATGAATGTTGTTGTTAAAGATTCTAATGTTAAATTATCATTGGGTAGTAAAGATTCTATTAGTGGTACAAACTCTACTATTGATTTAGTAGAACTTCCAACAAACTTTGCTAATGCTATAACATCCGCTAATTTCAAGGATTGTATAATATCCGGTGTTATTGGTGTATATGATAGTTTCGGAGCTAATAATTGTACATTATCAGCACCTGTAGACTCTACAAATGGTTATTTCTACAGCACTAGTATTACTTCACCTATAGCTGTTGGATATACAGATATTAAAGATTGTAATATTGGTGACTTATTTGCTATTTATGGTGTAGTTGGTGATTTAATTAATGTTCCTAACTATCAAGATGATATGACAATTCAAGGTTATTTACCTTGTAATAGATTCGTAGGTGGTAATATTAAAGATAACTTTGTATCTGGTCAAATTATATTAGGTATAACTGATCCAAACAATAGTCATTATGCACCTAACTGGCTTGCTAGGAATTTAAATATAATTGGTAATACTGGTCTATCAGCTAATCCAATAGCAATTAATCGTGGATATTGTACTGTATATGATAATTTCAATACTTATGAATATAAGAACAATACTGGTAATTTCCCAGGTCATAATAGTACAACATTAACATATAATTCAACCAACTATAAGTCTTATGGTGATACTTATACTCACTACTTTGCTTACTTTGGTAAGATTGATAACTGGGTTGAACCACATACAGGTGATACTGGTCATACAGATCCAAATGTTTATATGTGTACATTTAATGCTTTCTCTATTGGTACTAAGTTCACTAGATTTAAGATGACTTCATACATTGGTGGTACTCAATATGAACCACAAGTTAATCCAAAGAAGGCGACTTATCTATTCTTCGGTACAACTACTGTTCTTGATACTGTAGAAAGAAGTAAACAAGAATATGATGCTGAAGCTGGAACACAAACACCTTGGCCTAGAGATTTAACTTTCGTAGATGGATTCACTTGGAAGATTACTAAATGGGAAGGATTTATGGGTAGTTCAGGTGGCTTTGGTACAACTCATTGGTCTGCTTTAGGCCCGTTTGAATTTGATGCTGAGAGAGTAACACCTTGGTATCCTGGTCTTTAACTAATTATTCTATAAATTATAGAGGGTTCTAATGGATAATATTATAGAACAAATAAACGATTTCTTATGTAAATCCGATTCACGATATAGTTCTACAATTAAGAGAGCTGTAGCGGATTTAAGACGATATTCAGGTGATTTCTGGGCTAAAGATTATTTGGACAAATATAAGAGAACAGATAGAGTTAATCTTTCTCTTAATAACTGGAATCCAATGGTAAATGCTATTTCTTCACCTGTATCTAATTCACCTTGGCATGTAGAACTTGTTGATAAAGAAGGTCCGTACGAAGATATACAGAATACTATTGATGAATTTGAAGGTGAATCAGATACTAAATCTGCTATGATAGCTGCTTTCCGTAAAGCAGTATTAACGGGTTATGGTTATCTAGTATTAACTACTGAACAAGATGAATTAACTGGTCAAGTTAAATTAGTATTGGAAGATGCTACTCATATTGATTCTATTGCTACTGACCCAAACTGTGTAAATGTTGATTGTAGTGATGCCGAAGAAGGTGCAGTAATCAATTATATTTCTGTAAAGAAAGCACGCAGATTATATGGTGACGATGTTGTACCATTAAATTATCCTGATACAGCATGTTATATTAACTTCACTAAATTCCAACAGTGGAGATTACCAAATATAGATTCAGTTGGTGTTGTATCTTACTATACAAAGAATGATAATGGTACTGTAGATTTCTATAAAGTAGTTGGTAATAAGATTGTACAACAAGTTAATCTTCCTATTCACTTTATTCCTATCATTAGATTATCTGGTAATGAAATCTATGAGAATAATCAGATCAATTATAATGGTATTGTACAACAAACCTTAATGCTTGAATTAGGTGCTAATATTGCTTATTCTACATTGATTGAAAGATGTGGAAGAAGTCCTAAAGCAAACTATATGGTTAATATAGATGCTATTGATGGTCTTGAGAAGAATATGGCGGCAGTTAACCAAGATGATACTGTAGCTGTATTATGGAAAGGTGAACACCAACCTGTACCATTAACTGAATCATTTGAAACTGGTGACTTACAAGCAACTATTTCTACATGTAGAACTTTGATGGAAGATACATTGGGTATTCCATTAGCTGGTATTGTTGACCAAAGAGAAAGAACTGCAACTGAAATTCTTCGTCAAGAAACATCTAAAGAATCTAATACAGCTAACTATTATAATAATGCTTATAAAGCCATGAGAACATTGGGTAGAATGGTTATTGAAATGTTAACTGGTGGTGAAGATTTGAGATTCACATTAGAGAATGGTCCTTCTGTAATCACTAGAGAAATGAAGATTCGTCAAGAACTTTCTGCTCTAGGCACAATTATGCCAGATAATATGAAACCAATTATCGCTAAGTACTTTGCTGATACATTGAAGAATGATTTGGGTAAAGAATTATCTGCTAATATTGTTGCTAATTTACCACCAGATGTTAACTTCATTAGTGATATTGAAGACCCAGCAGCTGTACATCAAATTAAGCAGATTCAATCTCAATTTGATCAGGCTATGATGGATTTGGAAATGACCAAGAAAGAGAACGAAGAATTAAGACAACAGTTAACTATGAGCCAAATCAATATCATGAATAATAGGGAACAGCGTCAATTAGATTGGCAGAAATTCACAGTTTCCGAACAAGATAAGATGTTACTTGAAGGTGCTAAACTAGATGCTCAAATTGCTAAAGATGGTGACGATACTGCATTAAAGCAGCAAGAAATCAATTTGAAAGCCGCTGAAGCAAATATAGAACAAGCCGAGAAAGAAACAGATAAAGTAATTAACGAACAACAAGCCTATGTAAATGGGTTACAAGATGGAGTTAATTTAAACAATGTTATTTGATATCATTAGCGGAAATGGAATGGGTAATAATATTCTAAAGAGTGGCGATAGACAAGCCACCTTTAGACAAACCCCACAAGAACATGAAGAACTGTTAGATTATACAAATCTACCAGGTTATAGAGAAGTAATGGAAATGCCTATTGGTTATCCACAATTAGCTGCATTAGGTAGATTGAAATTACAAGCAGAACAACGAGAACAAGAATCACCAAAGTATTGGCTTGATGATTATCCTCGTAGACCAATTTCACAGAGTTCTAGTTGGGTATCAGATATAAACTATGACCCTGAAACACAAATGGCAGAAATCCAATTAGGTAATAAAGTTTATGGTTATTCTATGAGTCCAAATAGAATAGCGCAGTTATTAAATGCACCAAGTATAGGAAGGGAATTAAACAATGGCTGATAATCTTAAACCTTATAATCATAACAAAGGTCCAATTAGTATTAGATTAAATCCTGATGCTATTAAAGAAGAAGCATTGAATTTAATTCCTTGGCCTGTTGGAACTATTGCTAGAGAAATGTATCGTAATCCTGATGGTAGTATTGTAGAAACTGCTAAACAAGTTGGTAGAGAAACCCCTATACTTGGTTCTTTATTGAGTGGTGAATATGATGATGCAGCTAAAGAAGCTATATTGTTAGGTTTCCCAGTTAAAGCAAAGACTAAAGCGGAAATTAATAAATTATCACCAGACACAAAGTTTAAATATAATCAAGCATCAAATACAATAACATATTATAGTCCAAAGACTAAAGAACAAGGTATTATAGAAGAAACTGGATTAACTAAAGAATCTAAACGTCTAAAGATATGTACGGTGTAATGGATAGAGTAAATAATGATAGAATTGATTTAGGTGAGATGCTTAATAGCATAGACCAGACCAATAATTTACTTAAATTAAATGGTAAACGCAAATTTGATGTAGATGACCCACATGGTAAATTAACATTTAAAGATAAAGCACCAGATAATCCTTATGATGTAGATAGATTAACTGATAATAAATTCTTAAATACTATTGAAGGTAAAGTATTAAATGAAGCACAAGATTTAGTAGATAGATATAATGGCGGTTTAAGAAATTACCCAGATAAATATTCTTCACTTCAATGGAGAGAAAGTAACTATAATAAAGCTAATATTGCTTCTAATAATTTGAAGAAAGGTGAACAATTAGTATTTGACCCTAAGATGGCTGAAGTAATGATAAAGAAAGGGAATGATTATTACTATATTTATCCTGATGAGATAAATGGTACGATAGAAAGATTCTACACTAATGATAAACCAAATACTGTACCATACTCTGATGTAAATTTCCCAAGGGATTTGCTACAGTATAAACAAGATGTTAACTTGTATAATGCTAATAGAGGGTTTGAAGATAATTTCATTAATATAGACCCAAACAACCCTACCAAATGGTACAGCGATGTTCTTGAAGCTAGAGATGAATTTGTAAATTCTGTTCATGGTCCTTTCTTGGAAGATTTACTCAAATTATATAGATAGTAAATAGAACTGCTCTAATTATTCATTATAATATGGTAACGAGAACCTATTATGAATTTAATAAATCTCGGTAGAAGGAATGACTCACCTTATGGCAATGAGTACAGAACAAGCCCTTGAAATTGTAAACAAGGCACATGCAGCTAAAGAAGATACTAAAGTGGAAACAACCCCATCAGTTGAAGAAACCAAAGTAGAATCTAAATCCGAAGCAACCAACGCCGATTCTTCAGAAGATAAAGCTGAAACCAATGACAAGGCGGAACAAACATCCGTTAAAGAAGATAAGGGTAGTGATGAACCCAAATCCGAAGTAACAGAAGTTGCTAAAGAAACAGAGCCTAAATCTAAATTTCCAGAATTATCCAAGCGTGATTATGCATTCATTCGTGAGAAGCAGAAACGCAAAGATATGAAAGCGAAATATGAAGCTCGTATTAAAGAACTAGAAGAAGAATTAACAAAGAAACAAGGTTTAAAGCCAGAGTATTTCACTAATCAAGATGGCTCACCTAATTCCGAAGCATACGTAAATTGGAAGTTCAAAGAACGAGATATGCAGGATGAAATCCAAAGAATTCGTCAAATGGACATCCAGGAACAGAGACAGTATGAATTGGAAAGAGATAGAATCATAACAGAACGTTGTTTCCCAGATGAACAAGAATTGAAAGAATATAATGATATGAAATCAAGAAATGGTAAAGCATTTGCGGAAGCAGTTCAAGAGAAAGACCCAAATGGTGTAGTCTTTGGTTATTTGGAAACATTGAATGAATATCCTATTGTATTGAAAGAATTGATGGATTTGAATAAGAATCCTAATCTATTGCGTAGAGTATTTCGTTCTACTGACCCTGATTCTTTAAAGAGAAATATTGCTATTATTGCAGATGAAATCTTGGAGAATCGTAGTAAACCACAGGTTAATCCAACAATAGTTCCAGAATCTAAACCTGCTCTTCCGGTCATTGGAAAGCAAATTACAAACAACACAACAACAACAGTTCCAACAATTAAAGATAGAAATTATTGGAACAGATATCTTAAAGAGAATCGTAGAGGTTCTCACTAATTAAATGGAGAATAATATTATGGCAAATGCATTTATTGACAACAGTCTTACCGATTTAGTTAACGTCCGCGCTGCTGAAGTTGCTGGCTATTTGACAGTAGGTTCTAAGGGTTACTTTGGTGACCAGCTCGTTGGAAAGAGAAATGGTGAAGAATATACCTTCGTTATTAAAGACGCTGGTAAGTATGTTCGTGGTAAAGATATCACTGGACAGGGTTCTAACTTGACAGAACGTTCTGTTAAGAAGAAGATTGAAGTTGGTAACGTCATGATTGATACTGACTTCGTAGAAGCAGTTACCGATGTAAACTGGGACAAAGAAATTGCTCAGCCAAATGGTAAAGCTTTGATTGAAGGTCTTACTCAGGATGTTATTGAATCCGACCTTGGTCTTGCTAATACCGCATTCGTTGGTGCTGGTTGGGGCCCTCTTACAAAGGCTAATGGTTTCTTGCGTTCTATTTCTACCGAATCCCGTTATGGTTTCGTTGACCCAATGATTGATTCTATCATGGCTTCTTGTGGTCAGGCTTTCACACCAGTTGATGCCGAACCTCTTTATGCTAAGGGTGAATTGACCAAGATGGGTGGAACCGAATATCGTATGCAGCAATTCTTGCCATCATTTGAAATTTCTGCTGATTTGGCTAATGAATTGGCTTCCGCTACAGTATCTACCTATACACAGGGTGCTACAGCTGACACTATCGTATTGAGTGGTGTAACTGAAGATATCCCAGTTGGTACACCATTGTTCATTAAAGATGTTTACGCTACTAACCTTGTTGGTAATAAGACATCTAGTCTTAAAGCTTTCATCGTAATTGAACAGGTTGAAGCCGGTACTGTTAAGGTTCGTCCAGTTGATTTCGCTGGTCAGGGAACTAAAGAAGCAATCTTCAAAGATGGTACTAATGTAACTGCTGCTACATTGGCATCCAAGAAACTCGTTGACACTATTAAAGAAGGTGTATATTACACTGGTGTAATTCGTCTTGATGGTGTTATGGAATTTGATACCTTGAAGAAACAAGATTGGTCTAATGCCGACTTGACATCTAGTGGTATTGAAGGAATCAATGTTCACTGTGCTCGCGCAGTTAATGTTGAAGCCGGTACTAACAAGACTCGTTGGGCTGTAGCCGCTATTGCAGGTGTAATTGAACCTCGTGGTGTTGCTTACGTCTGCATTAAAGACGAAGTTCCAAACAAGGTTGTTCTCTAATAGATTGACCGAATAAACAAACAAATAAGAGGGCCAAAGGGGGCCCTCTTTCTTATTATATTTGAACTTTAGGTTTATCAAATAGTTCTTTATATTTCTCTATATTACCTTCAAGCCATCGTTTATTTAAATACTCATACTGATATTCTATAATTTCATCATAATGAGCATCACATTGTTTCATAGCATATTCTATTTGTTTAGCGGTAGCTCTAACTGGAATCTTCTGTAATTCGTGAGCATAGTGATATGGACTATTATCAAAGTCACTAACCAAACATACTCTACCTACAGCACATGATTCAAGATATTTCAAATCACTCTTACAACAGTTAAAGAAATTATCTGCTAATGGTGCTATAATATACTTACATTGATATGCTATATTATAGAAGTAATGAGCATAACTCATCATATCTACCCAATTATAGACTCGTCTAGGTTTAATAAACCAAGGACAAATACCCATAATATCTACATCTTTATCTTTCAAGAATTTATCCCATTCTGCGGTGAAATCACCATACATGTGATTTGGATTACTGAAATGGGTTGGCGAACCAGCATATAATATTGTATTTGTTTGTGGTTTAGCTAGTCTAGGGAAATTCCATTTAAATCTTGGCAACATATTTGGGATAACTCTAATCTTATGAGCATCCACATACTGTGATAATGAATCTTTCAATGATTCAGTAGTACATGTAACAATATCTGCTAATTCATTTAAATGTTCTTTCATTGAAGTTCTATTCTCTTGCCAAGGTACATTTGTGAAGTTATACTTGGGTAATTCATCCCAAACATTATCATCATAGTCTATAACAAATTTAATATCTTTCCCTTTAGATTTAATTTCATTCTTAATATTCAATAATGCTTCAAAGTTCTTCTCACCAGCAACACGTTGTGTGAAATAGTAATCTTGATTATGATAATGAAACTTACCTGGTGGACAGATAGTGATATTATAATCTTGATACAATAAATCTGCTACATTTGTGATACGATAATAACCACATGCGGATTTATCCATTGGCACTGCATCTATATTAATATTACTCATTTATTCTTCCTTATTGTTATTTGATACTTTGTGTGTGCTAAATTCATAAAGATAATCATCAAGTTCTTCATTACAATGTTTCATAATTTCTTGTTGTTTAAGATAGTTCTGTTTCTTACTTTCATAATAATGGATAAATGAAACATAACAACATCTATATGCGAAACTGTATATTGAACTACCTCTATCTTTCTCAAATTTGGGTAATGCTTGTAATAGTTCTAATACCCCTTGTTCAAATAGTTCAGCTCTTTCTATCATAGGTTTATTCTTAAATTTAGGATTCTCTTGTACAATGTAGATTATTGTATAAACATACATCGCATATCTATCATCTTCTTGTGTTGTTAATCTTTGGTTATCTTTGACCTTTAAGACTAAATCTGTGAAATCTTCTAAATCTAAATCATAATACTTCACATAATCTGGTGAATTATGGTCGGCATGGCAGTTTCTCTTTCGTCCAGGGTCTTTCCATTTGGGCATGAAATACATCTTAATTTCCTTATGTTTGGGGGGTGGAACTTTCTATTATTTATACTAATTATTAAACATACAAATAATTATCATACGGCTATGCCTTGGAGGAAGGATTAATATGGTAAACGATAATGATATTGTGCAGTGGGCATATCTATTAGACCCTGCATTCCAAATAGTTAATACTGCGGGTAAACCATTAACAGAAGGTTATATAGAAGTTTATTATCAGGGAACCCGTGACAAGTATTATTGTGCTAGTGACTTTGATGGCACATTACTTCCATTTCAAATTCCATTAGATAGTTTGGGTTCCAATATTGTATTGGCTAGCCCAGATAATGCTTACGATATCTACATCTATAATAAATTCGGTTCTCTTATCATGTCCCGTTATAATGTTAAACCTGGACATGGTGCTGGTGGATCTGGTGGATTATCTACTATTACTATTACATCTAGTGATGGTACTGTACAAATTGATAGAACTGGTAATACTTACGATTTATCTATTCAAGATACTATTGATAGAATTGATGAGCTTGAAGAAGCTATTGCTTCAGTATCTGGTGTTACAGAATACTCAGTTGCTACTGGTTATGGTGATGGTGGTACATTTGTATTAACAGATAAAGATACTAAAGATATTACATATCTTAATGATATGAGTGGTTGGAGATTACAACCAGGTAAAGTTTATCAGTTAAACTTTAATACAAAGTTCACATTAGATGACAAATATAATAATCTTGTAGAAGGTAAACTTTATCTTGAAGGAGATATGAGTTTCTCACAAGATTGGAACTTCACATTAGATGACTCATTTGACCATGTTCATCATATTAATGGTTCTACTGTTATTGTAGTACCAGATTCATTACAATATTATGATTTGGCATTGAAATACACTTTCAATAGTGTAGTTAATTGTCAAGTTGACTTAGAGAATATTTCCCTTGTTGATGTTACTTCTATTGTTATTAATAATGGTGGAAGTGGAAGTGAATATCACCCAGGTGATGGTATTAATATCAATAACAATTATATCTCTGTTGATATGGAATATATCAACAACCAGATTGATATTGATAGTAAATTAAGTTCAGCTGTTAATATTGCTAATGATTATACAGATAATTCTATAAATGAAGTTATCTCTACAATAAACAATGTAAGTGGTGATATCATTAACTATGTTGATAATGCTAGGGGTGATATTATTAATTACATTGATAATTCTATTGGTGATGTTGTAGATGTTATAGCATCTGCTACTGCTACATTAGAACAAGAAATACAGGATATTCCACCACAAGTTCAATCCGACTGGGAACAAGATGACTCTACACAAGTAGATTATATTAAGAATAAACCAGATGAAATTGAATTAATTGCTGGACAGAATATTGGTTTATTTGAAGGTAATGGTACATTAACCATTAGTGCTTCTGCCACAGATTTATCAGATTATGCTACACATAGTGAAATATATTCTGCTACTACTTCCGCTATTAATAGTGCTAATTCATACACTGATAATGCTATCTCTAATATAGACTTTAGCGATTATTCTACTCATAATGAAGTTTATAGTGCTACATCTACTGCTATTGCTTCAGCAAATAGTTATACAGATACTGCTATTGCTAATATTGATTTAACACCAGCCGTTGAAATAGTTTCACCTAATAATACAATTTCTGTATCTTCTGTAACAGATAGTGTTAATAATACAAAGACCTTCTATATTGATACAAATAATCCAGATACAAATTATTGGATTGGTGAAGCTAATCTATCTTTGAGTGACCAAAGTTCTCAAGGTCAAGTTGGTTATTATAAAGATGTATTTGATTATACTACTAAATTAAATGGTAATCTTGATGCTACCAAGTTAAAGAAAGGTTTGTATCTATTAACTGCTAATGTAATGATTGTTGCCGATGAAGTTAATAATGACTTGGCAGAAATACAAATACAGAGTAATAGTACATCTGCTATTTCATTCACAAGTTCTGTATTCCAACACGATTGTTCTGTTGCTGATACACTTGGCGAACCAATAGATGAAAGCCATCAGATTGCTACTATTGTTAGAGTTGTATATGATGATACCCCAATGAGTTTAATTGCTCGTATGGATGACCCAACAACTGTTTCTAATGAACTTCATTTGTGGTTTAGTGATATTGGTTTGTATGAACTTAATGGAACATCTGTAGGTGGTGGTTCTTCACCAAGTGCTAGTGGTTCTTATGATGCGGGTTGGGGTATTGTAATAAATGGAAATGTAATTTCTGTTAATCCAAATATTATACCAGATATTAGTAATTTAGCTTCAACTACCTATGTTGATAATAGAATTGCTTCTGCTGTTAATATTATTGAAAGTGAAATTCCTGATGTATCAGATATGGCTACTGAAACTTGGGTTAATAACCAAGGTTTCTTAAAGTCACAAGTACAATCTGATTGGACAGAATATAATTCATCTGACCCAGCATATATTAAGAATAAACCAAATGAAGCTAATTTGGTAGCTGGTAATAACATTACTATTTCTGCTAGTGGTAATAATATTGTAATTTCTTCTACAGCTTCGGCTGCTAGTGGTATTACATACAGAGCTGGAACCGGTATTGATATCAGTGGTGATGTTATTTCTGTAGATAATACAGTCGCTATGAAGACTGATATTCCTGATGTTTCAAACTTTGCTACTGATACAGAAGTTAATAATGCTATCGCAACTGCTATTAACTCTATTCCTGCACAAGTCAATGCAGATTGGAATAGTACAAGTGGTAAGAGTGAAATCTTAAATAAACCAGATTTAAGTGTATATTCTACTCATGCTGAAGTATATAATGCTACTGTAACAGCTATTAATGTAGCCACTGCAAATATTCCATCTCAGGTCCAATCTGATTGGACAGAAGATGATAGTGCAGATCCTTCTTATATACAGAATAAACCCGAGACAATAGATGTTGATGTTTGCCCAATTATTGCTGGTAATGGTATTAGTATTACTGCTAGTGGAGATAGTGCTGTTCTTTCATGCACCGTCACAGGATCAGGTGGTGAGAGTTATTCAGCTGGTAATGGAATTGATATTACTAACAATACTATTTCTATTGATAATACAGTCGCTCTAAAGAGTGATATTCCTGATGTTACTGAATTTGTAACATCTACTGAAGTAAGTGCTATTGTTGGTTCTGTATCTTCTATTATTGAGAATGATATTCCTGATACTAGCGATATGGCTACAAAGACATGGGTAACTTCACAAGGATATTTAACAGAAGTTCCAAGCAATTATGCTACCGACACAGAAGTTGCTAATGCTATCGCTACTGCCGTTAGTGCTATTCCTTCTCAAGTTCAAAGTGATTGGGATGAAGATGATACTACTGATCCTGCATATATTCAGAATAAACCTGAAACTGTAGATATAGATGTATGCCCAATTATCGCAGGTGCTAATATCACGATTACCGCTAGTGGTGATTCAGCAGTTATTAGTTCTACAGGTGGTGGTGGTTCTACATATACAGCCGGTACTGGTATTGACATCACTAACGATGTAATCAGTGTAGATAATACTATTGCTACAAAGACTTGGGTAGGACAACAAGGTTATTTAACATCTGTTCCTTCTCAATATATTACTGAAACTGAATTGGCAAGTGAACTTACAGATTATGCTCTAAAGACAGACATTCCTGAGCCAGTAAGTGGAGCTAGTGGTGTTAAAGTTGAAGATAGTGTGGTATCATTAGATAATCCAGTTGGTTTGTGTGCTGGTGATAATATCACTATTACTGTGAGTGGTGATAGTGCTATCATTAGTGGTCAAGCCGGTGGAAGTTCTTATACTGCTGGTACAGGAATTGATATTACTAATAATACAATCTCAGTTGATAATACAGTCGCTATGAAGACTGATATTGTTGCTCAAGTACAAGCTAACTGGAATGAAACAAGTTCTTCTTCTAAAGCATATATTCAGAACAAACCTGATTTATCTTCATTTGTAACTTCTACAACCGCATCTGCTATTGCTGAAGCCGAAATTTCTAATGTTGAAACTGTAACTATTGATGTTTGCCCAATATTAGCAGGTGAGAATGTAACTATTACAGCTAGTGGTGATAGTGCAGTAATTGATGCTAATATTGATACTTCTACATTTGCTACAAAGACAGAAGTTCAAACTGTTAGTGCTGCTGTTCCTGATACTGGTGATATGGCAACAAAGACATGGGTAGGAAACCAAGGATATCTAACATCTATTCCTTCTACTTACGCAACAGATGCTGAGGTTTCAAATGCCATAGCTTCTGCTACAACTGGTATGGTTACATATAGTGGTAATACAGCTATTAATCATATTCAAATTGTATCTACATTACCAGGTTCACCAGATGCTAATACACTTTATCTAATTCCTGAGGCTTAATATGAGTTTCAAATTAGGAAATACAAATATTAGTGAACTCTATGTGGGAAATTCCAAGATAGCACAAGCCTATCTTGGTTCTTCCCTTGTATTCTCTTCTGCTCCAGCATTTGATGGTTACGTTGTTAAGTGTATGTGGTATGATGGTTCATCTTCTCAAGTTTCTGCTCAAGGTTTCAAATTCAATGGAACTACTGTTCCTTCTTCTATGGTGAAGAAAGGTTACCTATATACTCAAGATGGTGGACTACAAGTTCTTACTGCAAGTGATATAGAATCAGCTTGTGGTGAACATGACCAGTTCATTATGTGGGGTAAAGGTTGTGAGTTCTGGTTTGAGAATAATGCTAACTTAACTCAATTTATGTGGCACTGTTTCCAATATTTCCAACCTGAAGGAACTTGGAATGTAACTATTAATAGATATACAGGTGATACTATTGAAAGTACACCAATCTACAGCAATACAGCAAGTCCTGCACAAGATGCTTGGTTAACCTTTACTGTATAATGGGAGTAATTTATGAATATTAGACCTTTATGTATTGTAAGAAGTATTGTGCCTCCTGAACCACCAGGACCAGTTATTGAATTGGATGTTTGGGATAGAACAACATACGATGATTCTAGCTGGGAAGAAACATTAACCAAAGATGGTACTGTTGGAACTGTTACAATTTCTAAAGCATCTCAATTAATTAACTTTGGTGCTAATGTTAATACATTCTATGGTAACAATAGTTTATCTACATTAAATGTAGAATTAACAAAGCACTTTAGATTTAATGATACATCTTCATTAACTGATGCTTCTACTGTATATTCTACATTATCAAATGGTGTTAAATCACGAACTACTGGTGATGCGTTTATGATTATTGATAGTGGAAGAAACATTAACATAAATGGTAATGGACATGTAATACAAGGTTTATATTGTTATAGTACAAATTCACAGAATGGTGGTTCGTTCTTAAGATTTAGTGGTAGTAATGGCGGTACATTTAGTTTAAATAATCTTACATTTGATAGATGTTTATTTAGAAGTAATGCACAAGCATCTTCAGGTTTCTCTATGATTTCTGGTGGTACTAAATTTGTATCTAGTTATCTTAACTTTAATAAATGTGCTATTGCTAGTGAGTCTACTGCATCTTACCAATGTATTATGTTTGGTTTCTTAAATAGTAATGCAAGTACAACTTATGAACATATTAATACTTCGTTCTATGGTTGTGGATTTAAAGGTTCTAGAAGTTGGTCTGATTATTCTTGTGGTGATGGTGGTATTTCTAACTGGAGTTCATCACCAACATTCTATTCTAAATGGAATAATAGTACTTATATAAATCCATTTAAATTAGGTGGTAATGGAACTATGAAATTGTATTATGGTAATAGAGCAGCTGGAACTATATTTAGCGGAACTAATACTTATTATAATGTTGGTACAGGTATTACAGCTCAAGGAGTATCAAAGTCTAGTGCTGAAGAATGTATAACAACATTTAATAGTACAGTATCAAATCAAGATTATATTCTTGTATTGGACTCTAATGATAACTTATATCATAAAGTGGAGATTTAAATGATAAGTAATGTAACAATAAATGGTAGACCCATTGGTTTATTTGTAGAAGAAGTTCCACCTGAACCACCTACACCAGTTAATCCATTCCCATCTGATATGGACTTTGTATATTTGGCTAATGACTTTGATGGCACTCAAATTCCTAATAAAGCCACTGGTACAAATGCTTTCGGTCCTTATCTTGAAGAAGGAACAATTACAAAGAATGGTAGTGGTTCTAATTGTTATCTTTCTAATAGTTTCGGAAATAATAGACTCTATATAAATTTAACACAAACTCAGTTATATAAGATGTATCCTTATAATAATGGAGATACTTATACATTCTTCCTTAGAGCATACCAGAATACTTCTAGATATACTAGTGGTATTATTACTTGGCGAACTAATGGATATATCTATATGATTAGATGTGAATATGGTCAATTACAATTACATACATCTACTGGTTACAATTTAGGTTCTAATTTCTTATTAACGAGTGATAAAGTTTATAAAGTAATAGCAACAAAGAATAACGGAACTTGTAGTATATCTGCAAAGAATCTAAATACTGGTGATGTTTCTAATTCATATACTTATAATCCAAATATGGATACAAAGATGTCATCATTTACTGGTTATAATAGTGGTTCTGATGAATCTGCTACAGATGCTATATATGGAATTGCCGGTATTCCTAGAGCAACCACAGCAGAAGAAGATGAACAAATAAAGAATTATTTATTATCACAAGGGGTATAATTATTATTCAAAGAGGATTTAGAAATGGCAATATACACAACAAATAATAAGATTTGGAAACTTGATAATAAATGGGTTAATAAATCTGATCCAGTAGACCCATATAATCCATTGGGTTTACCACCTAATACTATTCGTTGTAAGTTCTCAAGTGGTTATACACCAAGAATGGGTAATACACGAACACTAGTTGACTCTACAAATAATGTTTGGGATATTTACAAGTCAAGTAATAACTGGGAGGATTTATTCAACAATAACGGTAATTTACTAGAAATTCTTGGTGCTAATACTTCTAATGTTACAAATATGGATTATATGTTCTTCTATTGTACAGAATTAACATCTATACCATTATTTGATACACGTAATGTAACTACTATGGCTGGTATGTTCTATAATTGTAGAAAGGTTGAATCTGGTGCTTTAGCTTTATATCAACAAGCTAGTTCACAAACTAATCCACCAACTAATCACAACGGTACATTCTATAACTGTGGAATAGATACTGTGACAGGTGCAGCTGAATTGGAACAAATTCCCTGGGGATGGAAGGATGTTTAAGGAGCCTAATTAAAGTTTAAGGAGAAATAAATCATGTCTACAATTAATAAAGTTCTATATAATATTGACCAAACTAACGATACAACAACACAAGAGAAGAAACAAGCAAGAGATAATATTGAAGCTTCTCAAGTTAATTATGTTAATGCTATTGGTAGTGTTCCTACTGTTACACTAGGTGATTTGAATATTGTTACATATCAATCTGGTTTACATTTAAATGATGGTACAGGTAATATTTCACCATTAACACCTGAACCAGCACAAGGTCAAACAGGAAAGATATTATCTGTTACAAATGAAGGTGTTAAATGGACTGATAACCAACCTGTAAGAGATGTATTCATTGAACAACATACCTATCTTGAAGATAGTAATATTAATGCTACTAAACTCTTATGGCAAGTTCAATTACCACAGAAGAATGGTAAATATCCAACTAAAGTTATTGGTTCTGTAGCAACTAATCCAGCTGATGGTGGTACAATGTTATCTATTCTTCCTATGCAGGAAAGTATTTACGATTATACTTATGAAGTTGAATATGAACCAGGTGTAACTGGTTCTGTTTCAGCTACAAATTATAAACCATTTGATTCTGGTTATAATGTTAATTATCAGCACTTATTGGCATTGGATGATACAACTACAGTTGTTCCTAATGTTGGTCTTTATGAGAATGTTTGTACATTCCAATTTAAAGATGCTTCTCAATATCCTGGTAGAGACCTTAAGTATGTAGCAATTAAGGGTTCAAATACTTGTCTAAATTATAACTTACATAATATACAAATGACTTGTTTCTATGAAACGGAGGATTAATATGAAGATATTAACTAATGATAATAAATTTGCTTTATGGAATAATAAAGCATTACAATTTGTTGCTAGTGAACCACCTGGACCACCTACACCAGATCTACCAGCTAATACAGTAAGAGTTCGTACAAGTGATGGTAATGTACCAGATAAAGGTTATTACGAAACAGCCACTCTAGTACCTGGAACATCAGATGTTTATGATGTATATAAGAGTGGTACAAGCTTTGCATGGTTGCTTGATCAGTCAAGCAATATTATAGAAGTCCTAGGTGCAAATACATCAGGTATAATTGATATGAGATTTATGTTTAGGGAATGTTCATCATTAACTAATGTTTCTTTATTTGATTCATCTAGTGCTACTAATTTAGAGTCTATGTTCCAAAGTTGTACTTCACTAACATCTGTACCATTATTTGATACATCTAATGTTACAAATATGAAACGAATGTTTCAGAATTGTCCAGCTTTACAATCTGTACCATTATTTGATACTTCTAATGTTACAAATATGGATTATATGTTCTTCTATTGTACAGAATTAACATCTATACCATTATTTGATACATCTAATGTTACGAATATGTCATATATGTTCTATAATTGTTCCTCACTAACATCTGTACCATTATTTGATACATCTAGTGCTACTAATTTAGAGTCTATGTTCCGAAGTTGTACTTCACTAACATCTGTACCATTATTTGATACATCTAAGGTTACAATTATGAGAAGAATGTTCAATGACTGTCTTAATGTTCAATCTGGTGCTTTAGCCCTTTATCAACAAGCAAGCACACAAACTACGCCACCTTCTGAATATTATAACACATTCTATAATTGTGGTTCTAACACAACAACTGGTGCCGCAGAGTTAGCACAAATTCCATCTAGTTGGGGTGGTACAGGAGCTTAATATGGAAGATTTATTATCACAATTAATCAATACTATATCACCCACTGCATTACCACTTGTTGTGGTAATACTTGGGTTATATTATATCTACAAGAAGATTGGTAATGAAAGAGCTACTACTAAATCGGAAAGAGATAAAGATAGTCAAGAAATACATGATAAATTATTAACTCATGATTTCAAGATTACAGAACTACAAGGAATAGTTAATCTTCATCGTGATAAACTTGATTCTATTGATAAACAACTTGCTATTGTTAATCAAGAACTGGTTAAATTAAATGTGCAAGTAGAACATTTAGTTAAGGCTCTAGAAACACAGAATGAAATTATGAAGGAATTACACAAATGATTACATACAATAATAAAGTTCTAAAGATTCTTAATAAATGGTTAAATCCAATTAGTACTCCAGTACCACCAAGTGGTCAGTGGTATACTTTATTTGATGGACAATATGGTGATTTCACAACTTATGATAGAACAAATTATCATAAACAAAGTACTTATATTGAAACTAATACTAGTTCATCTTCTTTAGTATATGGAAATATCTCATTATATAAATCAATTTCAATACCTGTAGAAAGACAGAATGACGATTATTTGTTACTTGAATTTCCATTCATTGTTTGGAGGTCATCAAGGGTAGAAAGTTTAGTATTAGTCCCTTATGATAGCTCGTTAAGTTTAAATATAGATAATCAAATTAAATTAGATACATTTATGTTTAATTTGAAATCTTTACCATTAACTTCATATAGAGGAATTTATTATGGTGTATCAAACTGGAGTACAACTTTATCTATTCCAAATATAAGTTATACCGAAACATTTGAGCACCTTCATCCACAAGAACCAGATGAAGTTCATTTAAGAATGTTAGTAGATTTACATACTGGTAGATTATATTTCAATCATTGGAGAAAGGAAGATTTACCAGAACAAATTGTAGTAACAGATTTCATTGACACTCAAATCACACTTAATATAACTGATAATTGTGTAATAAGTCTTAAAGCAGAAGGATATGGTAAAGATGTTACACCTTATAATCAAGATGATTATTTAATATCTGGTTATTCATCAGATCATACTTCAATTAAGTTGAAATCTTATAAAGGAACTTTATGATAGTATACAATGGAAACACAAACGGAACTGAAACTAAGATTGGTGAAGGCATTCCATTTGAAAGACTTAGAAGAATCACTGGTTACCTAGTTGGAACTGTGGATAGATGGAATGATGGTAAGAAAGCCGAATTAAAGGATAGAGTTAAACATGAATCTGATAAAGAAGAACAACCAACTGTTTCTAAATGATGTTAAACTGTGTGATACACTAGACCCAAATATATTATCTAAAGGTTCTTATAAACTTGAAATTACTTATAGTCCTAAATTTAAGAGAGAACTTCCATTAATATATAATCATGATTATCCTGCATCAAGAGGATTTAGGATTCATCAAGGAAATTTCATGAAAGATACTGAAGGTTGTATATTGGTTGGTAGGAGAGTTTCGGATGAAGTTCTAGCAGATAGTTTAAAGACTTTAGAATATGTTATGACCTTAATTAAACTGAATCATGTAGAAACATTAATTATAGAATAATAAGAAAGGGACCCTCACGGGTCCCAATCTTTGTTCATTATATAGGAGGAATCAATATGCTAAATCTTTACATTCATTGTAGAAACTACATTACATAAATCCCACAATGCTCTTTCTTCTTCTGATAAATTTGATTTACTAAATCTATGTTCATTGTACCAATATTTATATAGTTCAGCACTTAAAGCATGTGGGTCTATATCATTCTTTAATATTGTTATATATGTTGCTAATTTCATTTGAGCATTGAAATGTGGTGTTGTTGTGAAATCATCAGCATCTTCTTTATCTTCAAAGTCTTGCTTAATTTCTTCAAGTTTAATACCAATATTCAATTCTTTCTTTCTCTTAATAATTAATTGTATAGCTTCTTCTATTGTTAGCATTTAGAACCTCTTATTATCTAATTCTTTCTTTATCTCTTTATTTATTGCTTCAACTCTATAATGTAAGATATAGTCTAATACAGTATCTTCTTTAAGCATCTTCATAATAGAACAGTATCTCGTAAATTGATTGCGATTTAATTTAATTATTTCTTTAGGATTTAACCAATCATTACATAGTTCAGGTTTATACATTTGATAAACTAAATCACTAAGTTCTTTATCTCTAATCATTGGAGTTATTTCTCTAATATATTCTTTATATTTATCATATTCATCTAATAATGCTTTATCTAAATCAAAGTCAGCAAAGTCAGATTTCGCTCTAATTGCTCTAATCTTTACTCTAGTTTCTTTCTTCTTCTTATATATTAAATCTCTAGCTTCTTCTAATGTCATTAGAAATCCCTCTTTATAGCTTCTTCTTTCTCTAATGCTCTATATTTCTTTCTACAAACTTGTGTTTGTTTCCAAATTCTAAATAGAAGTTCTTCTGTATCATCCATATTATGTTTAATGGCTTTAGCCATCCATCTTTCATTATTGAAATCTTGTGCTTGTTTAGAGCCAACCCATTCTTTAGGATTCCAAGTTTGAATTTGATTTAATTCTGGGCAATTATTATTAGATATTACATTTACAGACAAATAACGATTGAACTGCGTTTCTAAAGCAAGTTTATCATAGTTGTATCTCTTTCCAGCTTTATCAATATAAGGTTTAACATATATCTTATAATTCTTTGAAACAAGTACCTTTAAATGGTAATGTATATTACCTAAATATTGATAAACATTATCATATACTTCTACATATCGTAGAACTCTCTTTCCAATTTGACCCAAATATACAGAATCATAATTTACTTCTTCATTATCTATTTCAACAGATAGTCCAGCTTCTATTTCTTTCTTGTAAACCTTAGAATTTACATCGTGATAGATACCAGTATCTTTATAAACTTTACCAGCTATCCAAGGATAGTTCCCATTCTTATCTTTAGGATATTCTCTTGGTTTATCAGGTAGTTTACAAACAAAGATATATTCTCTAATACAATCCATTTCTTCATTATATAAACATGTTGTTACACACCATATTCTTGTATCAGGATCAAAGTGACATCCATTTGGGAACATGGCTTGGTTTATTCTTGCACTTCTAGCATCACCTTCGCAATCTAGTGTACAGAATTTATTAAATACTTTCTTCACAATTAACCTCATTATTCTTTAATTACTATATTCATAATATATTATTTGATTCAATTTATTGTTATTTCGTACGGACATTGCACCGTGGCTTTGACGAAACTCATTATCATTTAGTCATATATTATGAGAAATGTGATAATCCATAGTAGTTCAATTTCATCTTGATTACCCTAATGGTTCTATTTGGTACATTCGGTAAGGCAGATTATCAATCTCTAATAGTATGTATAATTTATTGATGTGGAATTTCTGTTTCCTACATACCATAATATAGTAATTATAGAATTTGCGTCAATGGTATTTCTATTAATTATGTGAAATTTAGATCTGCATAATTGCGTTTATGTGAATATATGCATATATGCAGTATATAATTTAACAAATAAATTACTAAATGGGGTTGACAAGAAATAATTAATTACTATATTTAATGGTGTAATTGATGATTAGGAGTCAAATTCTAGAAATTAATTATTATACATATAGTATAGACGCGGAAATTGAGTGGTTCACCGAAGAGACATATTTAAAGAACCTAAATGCTTGAGTTGGTAATATACCCAGTAAGAGTGAGAATGGTCACAGACCACACCACCAATGAGAGTGGATAATAATGGAAGAACGACATTATTAACCGTCTTGCTAGAGCTTGTAAACTCTAGTCTGACAAATTCTATATTGTTCGGCTATCTTGATAGCAGAGTTATTAGTAACGATAATAACACATGGCGTCCTGGTAGTGATAAATGTAGTTGGCTAAATTCGCAGGACCTTAGTCATAGAGTTATCACGTAAATCCCATAGAAGTTAATCTTCTTTGTGCTTGTAGCCAAAGAAGTATTTAAGAGAATCAATTAAATAATCCTTACAAATAGTTAAACCGCGTAGCGGTTGCGAGCATAGCTCGCTACAATCCATTAGTTAATAGAAGTTAAAGAACTTCCTTTAGAGAATCCTTAAACAATCCTTGAGATGAATCATGACTCACCTTAAATCATCCTTAGATGATTATCACATAGTCATCATTCGCTTCGCTCATGATGACACTTTCCTTCGGAAAGTTAAAGATTTGATGATAGTTATAAGGATGACTCAATGGTGAGTTATAAAGTATTGAAGTATGATTATAGTAAAGAAATTAGGATTATATGTTCCGCTGGCCGCCCTTTCGCAGCGCTGTGGGGTTCCTGTGGCGACCTGGGCCCTGGTGTGGTCATACATATATTAGAAATTAAACAAGAAGGACGTAAATTATGAAATGGATATATGCAGATAGAATAGAAGTTGCTTTAGACGCAAACGGTAATCCAACTGAAATTATTACAGAAGAAGATAGGGAGAAACAGAGAATGTTAAGAGAAGGAAACGAAGCACAATTATTGGTATATAAAGAACAAGATGAAGTGTATGAACAAACACTAGAAGAAATTTGTGAAGAATATGGCTTTGATATTAAGAACATACAAACACAAAGAGATGAAACACCAACTGAAGTACAATTCTATGGAATTAAGAAGACTATGCCAAGATGGAAAGCAGTTGAATTTACTCGTAAACTGAATAAATTAGGATTTACTCCTATGCTTGATGGTATTTGTATGCCTCACGCTTAATGAATAATTTAATACATTGATACCTACTGTTCCTGACACAGACTGGTTCGGTCATACATATATTAGAAATTAAATAACAAGGACAGATTATGAAGAAATATGAGCCAACATTAGAAGAAATTAAATTCGCATTAGGCAACGCAAGAAAGATTCTAGAACAAATCTTCCCACATGTAGCAGATCATGATGTAGCTAAATTTCGTGAATTAATGAGAAAGAGATTAGACGATTATTATAAGAAGAATCCACCAGATGAAATTGTATTACCATCTAAAGATAAAGTTAAAGAATGTAAATCTGGTTTAATTGGATATAGTAGATTCCATAATAAGAGAGGACAACGTGGAGAATTCGGTGCTAAGTTTAAAGCTAAATATGGAAAGGCAGTAGATAATCTTAAATTATATGATAAAGAGAAATACTTCTATAGGACACATGGATATTGTTCATGGGAACATGTATAAATAAATTACAATAATAAATCAATCGCATTATAAACCTCATTATATGATGACCCTCGTGTTGTAGATGTGCTACTCACGAGGGTTTCTTTATACATAACTTAGACAACTATAATTATTGGGTATAATATTATTATTAAATAGACACACACATGGGTGTGTATCAAACTGTTACCAGTTACCATATTTGGAGAAATTTATGCCCAAAGAAACAAAGAAAGAACCAATTAATGAAACAAAGAAAGACCTTGCTGAAATTAAACTAATGTTAGAAATACTCAAACGAGAAATTCAAGCAATAGAATCAAAGACCGGATTATCTAAAGAAGATAGACAAGAGCTTTGGGAAATCCACAAGAATAGAAGGGATTAAACATGAAAGAGCCAAAGATAGTAGTAGGATTAACCACATGGAAGAAACGCATTAAGACTGCATATAAGACAATAGAGTCTATATTAAATCAAACTAGACCAGCAGATTGTGTAGAATTAAATGTAGATTATGAGAACTTCCCAAATGGTATAATGGATATACCAACAGAAATTGTGGCATTAGCCAATAAATTCTCAAACTTCAAGATTTATTGGTCATATAAAGACTATAAAGTTTGGCTCAAATCTGTACCATCTATTCGTAGACATGTAGGTGAAGATTATCTATTATTCACATTAGATGATGACTGTATCTATAATGAAGATTATATTGAGAAATCATTAGCAAACTTTGATAGAAGTAAATATCAGTATATGAATACTTCTTCACAAGGTATAGCTGGTGAATATATGCTTTATGATGGTAATTTCCTAGATAAATGTAGACCATATTTAACAAATGATTTCATTGAGAAAGTTAAAGTGGATGATTGTTGTATGCTACACTTTGCTAATAAATTTGGTGCTAAATTAGCCCCAAGAGTTCCTGAAGACATTTGTAAAGACCAATTATTAGGTTATAGTTATCGTAGAGAATTTAGTAAAGAATTGCCACCTGGTGTGAATGATGTTTCTCATTGGACAAAGAATGATGGAACATATCCAATGAGTATATTACAACAAGAACTTACTATTATTTCAAGACAATTAAATAAATCACCTGGAGAATTATTAAGAGGTTAACAATGACACTTCAAGATTATTTAAACAACAATTTCAAACATATTACATTAGACCCAGTAGTTAATACAGGGTCTTCTATTCTTACAGTTCCAAAGGTTAATGTAGATTTAACTATTGGTTTGATTTCCACAAACAATAAAGAAGAATTTGCTAAACTTGCTTTCCATTATGCCCCAGTTGGAACAATTATTGAACCATTGGATGATGATTGGTATGAAACACATATCTTATTGGTTAGAAACTTATTAACAGAGAAACTATTGAAAGATAGTAGAGCCAAACATTATTTGGATATCTTGGCTAGACGAGATAAACAACATTGGGAAGATAGTTCAAAGAATAAACAATTACAAGTAGAATCAAAGAATCAAGATATTAAGATTAGTATAGTGGATTTCTAATATGGAAGTACAGTATAAATTATTCCCTAAACAAAGGGAATTTATGAACTCTACCTCACCTATAACATATTTGTGTTGTGGGCGAGGATTTGGTAAGTCTTATGTTGCTTCATTATTGATTGTTATAAATTTCTTACAAGGTAAGAGAATTATAGCATTAGCACAGAACTATAAAGCATTATCAGAAGTTCTCTTTATGGAAATTCGTAACAGATTAGATGAAATGGGAATCCCATATCACTTTGATAGAAATGGATGTAAATTGACTTATGGTGATGGTGTAATATATGGTGCTTCTTATGAATCTATTGAAGCAGTTCGTGGTTTATCTAACATATCATTAGCTGTATGTGATGAAGCAGCATTATCCCCACCTAAACTATTTGCTACATTGACACCATGTTTGCGTGGTGATGGTATTACAGGAAATGTTAGACTATTATCTACACCTAGACGCGGTTCTTGGTTAAATCTATATTGTAAAGAACACGCAGATAAAGTACAAGTTATTACTGCTACAACAATGGATAATAAACTCATTACAGATGAACAGATTGAGTTAATGAAAGCAACCATTGTTAATCCTGAATTAATTAAACAAGAACTAGAAGGTGTAATGCTTGATATTGACTCTGATGCTTCAGTTATTCAATTATCCGAATATCCATCTTACGATAATGGTATTCCACTTGATGATAACTATATGGGAATTGACTTATCTGGTCTCGGTGCAGATAATAATGTATTTGTTGTTTCAAACAATTATAGAATCCTAGATATTGTTAAAGTTAATAAAGCTGATACATTTGAATTAACTAATGTAGCAGAACGATTAATACAACAGTATAATATTAAATATACATTTATTGATATTACTGGTTCAACATCATGTGGTTTATATGATATGCTTAAAACCAAACAACATAAAGTATTAGGTATTAACTTCGCACAGAAACCTTATGATGAAAGATATTGTAATGCTAGATGTGAAATGTATGTAGAACTTTCACATGCTATTAAGAAAGGTCTATATGTTAATAATGATGATATAAAGACACAGTTATCATATACAACCATATCTGTTAATAATAGTGGTAAATTCCAATTATGTAAGAAGGAAGAAATTAAAGAAATGATTGGACATTCACCAGACGAAGCAGATGCTTTCGCACTATCAGTTTATGCTAATAATCATGGTAATAGTGTATTAAATGAAGCAAATCATGCTAGAGAAGTAGCAAGTAAATATCTTTCATTCTTGGGTAAATAATGCCAATAAATTGTAGTAATTGTAAAGCATATTGTTGTAGAAATGCTGGTCTATTAGAACCATCATTAGATAGGGGTGATGGTGTATGTAAACATTTAACGAAAGACTATAAATGTGACATATATGACCACCGCCCACTTATCTGTGATACCGATAGAATGTATGAACTATTATACAGTTCAATGATGACTAGAGAAGAATATGATAAGTTAAATCATCGTTGTTGTGAGCAAATGAGATATGAGAAAGAATCAAACAAAGAAGAAGAAGATAGACCCGAAGATCCAGTTTAGACGTTCAACTCAATGGAGAAACTTTAGAGTTAAATTAAGAAAGCAACAGAAGAAAGACCCTGTTACTGGTTCAATATTAACTAGAAACTGTAATTGCCACCATCTTGATGAGAACCCAAATAATTATACCGATATAACTGATGAATCTCACTTTGTTTGTTTAAATCCAATGACTCATGAAGTACTTCATTATTTGTGGGGAGATGCTAGTCATAGAAATAATTGGAAAGAAAGAATAAAGAACTTAGCTGAATTATGCCAGTTAATGGATGACTTAAATAACTAATTATTAAATAAATTGGAGGATTTAAATGCTAAATATCCGTGAAATCATTAAAGAAGCCTGTACAAGAATTAACCTAGTACCTCGTAAACAAGCCGTACAAGGTGATATACTAGAGAATGCTTATCTCTTGTTAAAGGGAGTTGTAAACAAATATAATAAAGATAACTTGCTATCTTGGACACAGAACTCTCTTATTATACCAAACCAAACCTTAATCCATATCTATGATGAAACTGACACATTAAAGGGTGATTATAACTATTATTTCGATGATGTTAGTGAAATGAATACCCCTGATGCAGAAATGTATCAGAATAATGCTTTGGCTTTGGTTAAATCTAATCCAAATACAATTTATACTGTAATTAAACCATTGGTAGCACAAGAGGTATATGTTTGGCAACCAATAGAACTTAAAGAACCATATTCTCAAAGAGTTCAAGAAATGCTCAGATATCAAGAAATGGCTCACATACAGATTAGAGATGTAGATAAGATTAATTCCATTTATCTTGTAACCCCAGCTAATGTAGAATATAAAGAACTAGTTAAATTGGATTTCATTAACCATACAGATTTCGGTAGATATAGTGTTAATACAAAGACTTTCACATATACACAGAAATCTCAAGGTGAATGGTTAATTGAAATTAAACCAGTTGTATCAAGACAGAATGGTAGATTAAGTTTAAATTATAATGAAGGAATTAAATTTGATTTAGATTCCGATTTGTATATTCCTGATAACTATATAGAACTTCTTATTGTAGCATTGGCACATAAACTTGCTTTAATGTACCCAAGATTAGACGAAGCACAAATGACTAGATTGGAGAAAGAAGTCGGTGTATTGGTAGATAATGTAAAGACACCTAATGCCACCGATAGAGTTATTCTTCGTGAGAATTATTGGGATAAACCAAGACGCATGAGTCAAACCGAATTAATGAATGGTGATTGGCTCTTTAGATAGAGGTTTATAAATGGCTAGTTCTGTAAAGTTAATAACAAACATTGCGGGAGGCATTACCAAATCAAACATCGCTAAGGTAGGCCTTGGTGAGTCGGTTAATATGTACCCTGAAATACAACCACAGGGTGATACATCTTGTACTATCTTGAATAGAACCATACAAGGTGAAGTATTAGCCACTAGTTTGAATGGTAGATGCCGAGGAATGTATCGTGTATCAAGAGGTTATGATAATAAACCTGTTCTTTATGCAGTATTTAATCATACATTGTATTTGATTAACAAGAATAATATAGCATATAGTATCGGTACAATTCCTTCACATGGTAGTGAATGTCACATGACAGAAACAGGTGGTTATGGATCTGCACACCCACATTTGATTATTGTGGATGGTACATCTGTATATGCAGTAAATACAGGCCTATCTATTGGTGACCAACAGATGGATTTCAAATCTATAACATTACCAACAAGAGTTAATACAACAAATGTTCCTATTAAGCCAACACATTGTGCTTATTTGTATGGATATTTGATTATTAACGATGCTTCTACTGACGCATTCTATACATCATATCAGTATCCATTTGAAATACAGAATAGTGAACCTGATACATTCTATGAAGAAAGACAACAGTTTATTAACTGGTGGTTAACATTAACAGAACAACAACAATTAGCATATAAAGCTGGTGAAATTCAAGACCAATTATACACACAGTATAAAGATTTCATTGATGGTAAAGCAGATGATACACCAGAAGTAAATGACTTGTTTAGAGTTGGTACTGTAGAATTTGCCAAATATGGTTTCGTAACATATAGTGAATGGTGCCCAGATAATACTATTGCTTTGTGTAGTAATGGTTCTAAACTTTATACATTTGGTGAACGTTCTTGGCAAGTATTCTCATATAACGATGATAAGAATAACCCATTCACATCACCTGATAATGCGGCTGGTAATGTTGGTATTAAAGCACCAAACTCATTATCAATGCTTGGTAATACTGTATTATGGTTAGGTTCTTCCGATGTTGGTGAAGATGGTGTATTCATGATATCTGATACCAATTTAAAGAGAGTATCTACACAAGATATTGAAAGAGAAATTTCTCAACTTGTAGATGCAGAAGCTGCATATTCTTCAATTTGGCAAGAACATCAACATACATTCTATTCAATTACATTTGAGAAAGCAAAGAAGACTTATGTTTATGATGTAAATGAAGGTGTATGGCATTATAGAGCTTCTTATGATACAAATAACCATTTAACATACTGGAGATATAATCATGCCACATTTGCTTATAATAAAGTATATGTTGGTACAGATAATGCTCTATGTTATATGGATGAGAACAAATATACTGAACACGATAATAGAGTAATCTTGAAACTTCGTAGAGGTGGAGTATTAACTAATAATGACCAACCATTCTATATTGATAGTGCTGAACTAATTTGTAACCAAGGTCAACATAGTTTCAATGATTCATATACAAACCTAGAATTAAATCCTAGAGTTTCTATTCGTTATTCTTGGGATGGTTCAACATTCTCAGATTATGAAGATTACTATTTGGGTAAGATAGGTCAATATGATTATTCTACAACTATATGGCATTGTGGTATGGGTAAATACTTCACATTAGAAATCTCTACAACTGAACCAATTCCATTTGCTATTGAGAATTTGAAAGTTTCATTTAGTCCTTGTTCAAACTTTAATTAAGAGGTTTAGATGAATAAGATAGAAATTAAACCAATTAGATATGATGAATCAAACAAGAATGGTGAAGCATTGAAAGGTCAATGGGGTCAACTTGGCGATGGTAAAGGTGTATTCACTATTGTTAAGAATCTTCTAGTTGTAAACTTATTGAATGGTGCAGTATATAATGAAGTTAAATTACCCACAGTATATGATGGATTTATTCAATGTTCAAATGGTACAAGAATCCAAATAAAGGATAGTATATTAACTTGTAATCTACCTAATAATGTAAATGGGTTTGGTGTTCTTGTATTAACCAAATGGAACTAATTATTAAACAAAGATTTATAGGAGAAAGTTAATATGATTCCTTTAATTGCCGCTGGTATTGCTGGAGCTGCTACAATAGCTGGGTCCGCTATACAGTCACATTATGCTAATGAAGCTGCACAAGCTGAATTAAACGCAAAGAAAGAAGCCGCAGCACAAATGCTTCAGTCGGGTGCTATTACCCAGAATGAATATAACCAATTAAGAAACCAAATTGAATCTTATTATGCTCAAAGAGGTTCTCTTGGTTCTGCTCAAGATGTTAATGCTTATAAGAAAGCAATAGCTGATTATAATCCTGAAGCTTATGCTGCAGAAGATCCTGGATTTGATTACTACAAGACCAAAGAGGATTTCATTAATCCTTACTATTCTCGTATAATTGGCGATACTGCATCCCAAATTCAACATAGTGCCGCTGGTGCAGGATTAGGAAGAGGTACGGGTGCAGCATTAAATATTGCTAAAGGTACAGCAGAGAAATCTGACGAATTGTATAGAACTGCTATGCAGGATTATACACAAGATAGACAGTTTGCTTATCAACAGTATCAAGATAGAATTAATAATAATCAAGCAAGATTAAATGCTTTGAATCAGGCTACACAGTATAAGATGGGCCTACAAGGTAGTTTGGCTAGTGATTACTATAATACAATGGACGCTAGACAGAGTGATATAATGAAAGCACAACAAGATAAATTAAATTCTAAAGCAGCTTATGACACAGCCATTGCTGGTCTATATTAATTGGAGGAATTATGGCTGGAATTTATAATAGAGATAACATAAATTATGGTTCAATGTTAATGGCTGCTCTTAAGGATAGAGCTGAAACGGCTGCTCGTCAAGCTGCTTATAAAGAAAGACAAGGTAAACTATGGGGTGATACTGTAAAGAGTGTAGGTAATATGTTCGGTCGCGGTATTATGGCTTCAGCTGATAGTTATGGTGGAGATTCTTCTACATCAACATTAGATGAAGATAAAGCCGAACTCAAACAACTAGAAGAAATGCAGAAACAGCAAGAAGAAATAGATAAACAGAGAGAATTAGCTGCTAAAGAAATGATGGGATATAATCCAAATTCTGTATCACCTGAAGCAACTCGTGCTGCAGAATTAATGAATGGTTATGTACCAGCTGAAGCTAATCCATATACAAGAGGTTCATTAATTTATGAACCAAATTATGCTGATGTAGCACAACAGAACTCTGTACCACTTGGTTATAGACCTACTTATGGTATAATGGAAGATTATATTCCTAATGAAGAAAGAGAATATAACCCATACAGTATATCTATGAATGGTTATTATCGTAGAGGTCGCTAATATGGATATTCAGTCTAGAATAGAACAATTAAAGGCACAAATTGCCGAGAAAGAAGCATACCAGAAGAAATTACAAGAATCATACAGTAACCCATATAAGAATCACAAATATACAAGTATATGGGATTATGTTGTAGAAGGTAATAGAGCTGGATTTGATAAAGAAGATGCTGAAGCCGCAGCATATCAGAAATTGTTGATGGAACAAGCACAAGCCGATAAATTACAGAAAGAGCAAATGCTTAATGCTCAAGAAATTGCTAGACAGAATAAATCCACACAAGATAGATATAACGAAATTAAACTTAAACAATCACAAGCAACTGCATATAATGCTTATGTTTATGCCAAACAAGCTAAAGATATGGCTGATAAAGAAGGCAATATGATGAAGATTGCTTTGGCTAATAAGAACTTAAGTGATGCTAAAGCTGGATTACAAATGTTAGGTATTAATCCTGATGATTATGAAACTAATCAATCAGGTGATAATAAACCAACAACAGGTGTAGATGCTGGTACTCGTTTAGCTAATATTAAAGGTAAGAAATCATTTAATACTAAACAAGAGAAAGCAGATTATATTGAAAGTATTAAACAAGACCCTATGTATGGTCAAGACGGAGGTCATCTTGAATCCGAAGTACAGAGATTAGAAGGAATAAATACTAAAGAAGAAATTGATGCTTATAAGAAAGAAGCTCAAGATTCTTATGACAGAAATGTTACTAAAGATAGTAAAGGACAACCAAAGCCTGGCTCATTAGCAAAGTGGAAAGAAGCATATCCTAAATATGCTAAAGCATTGGGTTACAAATAGTAGGTGAATATGAAAGATAGGCTAATACAAGAATTAATTGCTAATAAACAATTTGATTTAGCCGATGCTATTTCAGATTTAACAGATGTAGATGCTGTTAATTATATTGCAGCAAATAAATCTTATTTCACTAAACACTACAATAATGATGACCTCAAACAAATGCCACTATTTCGTAAAGCTTTATTTGGTCAGTTAAAGACTGGTAATGTTGATTTGGATAAAGAATTTGGTAAAGATTGGGATAAGAAGTTTAATGAAATTCCAATTCAACAGATTCAATATGTAGCAGATGAACAAGGTATTGACTATAAAGATTTGACCAATAAGATGGCTAAAGAAGCCACCAGTAGAGCAAGAGAAAGAATTTCTAAAGGTGAATGGGATTCAAATGACCCATTATATAAGAATATAGCAAATCAAATTGGTGGTAAAGCATTATCATTATTTGGTCGTAGACAACAAGAAGCTATTGCCAGAGGTGAATCACCATCAGAATACGATATTGCAGGTGACATTGGTGAACAAGCAATTTATGCACTTCCTTATGCTAGAATGGCTGGTGCTATTGGTAAGGGAGGTAGAATTGCTAATTTGTTATCTGGTGGGGCAGGAATTGCGGCAGCACCAATTATAACAGAAGTATATGATACTAATGTATATGATGACCCAAACAATCCAAGAAGTGAATTCAGTGGTTGGGATGTTGGTACTGGAATGGCAGTTAATGCTACTACACCTTGGCTAGTTCGTGGTGGCATGATGGCTGGTGGTAAATTGGTCGGTGCAGGTAGAAATGCAGTTCGTAAATGGACTGAATTTGCTAATTCCCCTACATCTAAAGAAGTTGCTGAAGAAATTAACAAACCATATTCTACATATAAAGTTTCAAACTTAAACAACCCAGAAGTTTCTAAGGCAGAAAGAGATATGGCTAAACAAATGGAGTCAATTTCTGGAACACCTGAATATGTAGCTTACATTAGGGATATTTATAATAAAGTTGCTCAACAAGAAGGAAAGACTCTACAAGATAAAGTTAACAATTATCTAAAGACAAAGCCAGGTAAACATAAATATATGTTAGCTGATGGTACAGTATTAAGTGCTGAAACAGAAGCAGATTTAGTTAAACAGATACAGAATAGTAAAGAACCCGTTCCTGCTGAATGGTTAATAAGAAAGAAATTACCAAATGTATCTGATGAATTTGTAGCTGGTTGGGATAAATCACCATTTAGTGCTACTGAAGGATTAAAGACTTCTGGTCAACTTGCTAAAGAAGAAGCAGTAAAGAATTATCTTACTAACGAATATGGTGCGACTAATTATAGACAACAAGACCCATACACAAGAATCCCATTTGGTATAGGTTATGCTTTAAGTGATTATAAGAAAGAACAAGAGAAACTTGAACAGCAGAAAGCCGAAGAACAAGAAATCCTTGAAGGGTTGAGAAAGAGAGGCTTAATCCTAGATATATTAGAAGGTAGATAAATGAGAAGCTTTGATACATGGAATCGTTATCTTGATAACAATGGTAATCCACTTCATGGATGTGTTCAGTTCATGGTTAAAGATGGTAATACTATCGCACCAATTTATGATGCAGATGGTACACCACTTGATAACCCACAAATCACAGACATTTATGGTAGAACTGCACATCAAGTATTCATTGATGTAGATGTTAGAGCATATTTCTATTCTTACATTGGTAATGGTATTTGGAATACTCAATTAAATATTGATACATCAGATCAAACTAAATGGGCATTACAATATACTATTGAGAACCAGAACTCAATGAGCAGAGTTATTGATAGTACTGGTACAACATGTGTTGCTACTATTGATGATTTGAGAAATCTTGATGTAGATTCTGTACCATTAGTTAATGGTATGAAGGTTATTACATTACTTGGTTATTATACTCAAGGTGATAAAGAACCAATTAACTATTATTGGGACCCTGAATGTGCCGATAATGATAACGATGGTTCAATCATTAAGTATGTAAATGAAATTACTGGTAGATGGATAATGGTACAACCAACTGAACATTGTGATTCTCGTCACTTTGGTGTATTCCCATCTAACTCATATAATATGGATGACCAAACCTATGGTATTATTAAACTTGTAGATTATTGTAATCTTAAATCTATTAGACCATTCTTCAAT